CAAGACCTTTTAAGCCTTCTGCTGTTTGTTGAACAATAGCTTCTTGACCTTTAATATAATTATCAACAGTATTCTTGTTGATACCTGCTTTTTCTAATTTAGAATAAGTATCATCTGATAACCCATTCTCACTTTTAGAAAACTCATCATATAAAGCGTCAAAATCTAAACCTACACTCTCTACTTCGCTTTTAGCGTCATTCTTTGAGAGTTCAGGTGTTTTATCGTTATCTAAATTATCTTCCCTTTTAGGGGCATCCTCGTTGTCCTTAGAGCCTAATTTAGTCTGTAGTTCGCCGTAAGCTTTCTCTAAATCTTCAACAGATTTATACTTACCTGCTAAAAGTTTTTCTTCATCACTTTTTAGGCTTTCGGCTACTTGATTTTCGTTTTTTTCCACCACTTCCAGCATTTCCTGTTCGTGTTGGTTTAGTTCCCCCTGTGGGGCTTGGTTTTGGTTGTCTTCTTCCATCTTTTTTTACCTCTCCTTTTACTTGAATACTTTTTTGATTTGCAATTCCAATATTAAATAGAATAGTCATTACTCACCAGCCATTTGACCAATGCCATTGCCAGCCTGTTTGCTTGCTTCTTCAAGACCTACCTGTCCAGCTTGATCCATCATAGCTTGTTCTTGTTCTCCAGCGATTTGTTCTTGTGATTTAATTAAACCATCAACATCAACACCAAGAGAAGTTCCTACCCTATCAATAACAGCACCAACATTTGCGTGTTGAGCAAAGATTTCGGGGCCTAATAGTTGTTGTAGTGTTTGACTGAACATAACTAACTTGTTGTAGTCGTGTCCTCTACCCAACGCTTCTAAACCAGTAACAATAACTGGTTCAACTAAACCCTCTGGTAGTTTAACATCACTATTTTTAAGAATGATATTTACTAAAGGCAACTGTAATTCTTGTGATAGAATAGAATAAATACCACCCAAGGCATCTTCTAATTCACCAGCTACAAGTCTAATCTCTTCCGCAGTTACTCTTTCAGCATCACGGGTAGCTCCTTGTGTCAATAAAAAGGCGCTGGCAAGGCGTTGCGATATTTCATTAGCTAACTGATAAGGAATTTGCATATCGCTCATCTTATCAACCTTAACGGTGCTAATATCCACAGCCCGACCTTGTTTAAAGTCGCCTGACTTAGCCTTTGCCACATCCCTAACTCTTGTAGTTCCTGTTGGATCTACTAAGAAGACAATCTTACTTGCCGCCGCCGCACCTTCAATCATAGATTGTGATAGGGCTTCAAGGCTTCGTAAGTCTCCTAAATATTGTTCTACTAACCCTCTTCCATAGTGCTCACCATTAATGGCAGTCCATCTAAGAGCAATGAAAGGTAGGTCTTCGGCCTTTACTTCTCCCTCTGAACCTGGAACAATCTCATCATTGGCTTCTTGATAGACATTATATCGCCCATCTTCCATAATAATAGCACAGGTATAAAGGTCTGTTTCCTCTTCTGTTAAGTCCATATCAGGAATATCAGTAGGATGAACAGTTTCTTTAATAAGTATTTCAATTACTTTACCAAGAGAGTTTCTCTTGATTGAATATTCTTCTAAATTATATACTTGTAATTCTTTGTCTTGTAGTCTAACAAGTGAGTTTCCAGTTCCAATAAGAAGTTTAATAGCTTCAAATAATGGAACTCTATAAGCCTTTTTTTCAATAAAACTATATACTTCTCTTTCGTAGTTTCCTAAGCCTTTATCTAATTCGGCTCTTTGGTCTTCTGTGAATTCAGCAATATCAGCTTCATTAGGAATAAGTCTAAAGAAGGGGCTATTCGGTGGGAGTAAGGTAAGTAGTAATTTACTTGCCAAATGGTTTATTGCTCTCGCACCAAGCGATTGATAAGGCGTTGATAAAGAATCTTGTTCCTTATGCCCTTGCTTGACAAGTAAAGACGGAATTGTAAGCTCTGTGCAGTCTCTTGCACGAGAAAGAACGGTGCTTTTATCTCCATCAAGTTTCGCCCACCTTGCTTTTAAACTTGCTCTTTCTAATTCAGCCATATGCTACCTCTTAGTATCCCTTGTTAATAGATGTTTTAATTCCCTTAACCAATGGGATTTTAAGTCTATTCTTGCCTTTCTTAATTGCCAAAAGTTTCTTTGTCTTGGACTCACCACCTACACCCGGAGTGAATACAGCATCTTCTACTGGAGCATCTGGAACAGTCGGTGGTGGTAGGTTTGGTGATTTTGGTCTATTAAATAATCCGCTCATATTTTATTCCTCTTGTATTCTGTTTAACATACGGAGTAAATCTACTACTCCTGCCATCTTACCCATTTCAAAAGCGGTATAAGTGTCGTTATCGACAACCATTCTATCTGGGTATATTTTCTCAAGCTCTTTAATTAGTGCTTTTGAATTCTTAGGTAATTTTTCCATATTCTCCTATTACGGTTAGTGTTAGGATAGCTTTGGGAAGTCTAATTCAGTAAAATCTCCCTTAACCGATCCTTTTGAATATTCAGTAGAACGAGCTTCAAAGAAGTTAGTATGAACAACACTACCTAATAACTCATCAATCCAAGGTAAGGGGTTATCCTTAACACCATAGTTTGTTTTTAGTCCTAACTGCAATAAGCGTCTATCACAAATATAACGAATATAAAGTTTCATATCCTCTGCTGTTAGTCCTTCTACTCCACCCATTTCAAAAGATAAGTCAATAAAAGCATCTTCCATTTCAACCATTTCTCTTGCTGTTTGGTATAATGTCTTCTTGAATTCATCAGTCCATAGGTGAGGGTTTTCAGCCATAAGGGTTCTGAATGTTTTTAACATACCCTCTACGTGCTTAGTCTCATCTTTAATAGACCATTCTACTACTACACCCATATTCTTCATCTTACCAAATCGTTGAAAGTTCAACAACATAGCAAAGGAAGAGAATAAAGCTAATCCCTCTGTAAAGGCAGAATAGACAGCAAGTGTTTTGGCTGTATCTTGAATACCACTACCAGCATCAAAGTTCCTAATATAGTTATGCTTATCAGCCATAGCTTCGTATTCCTTGAACTCTGTATAGATATCCTCGTCAAAGCCTAATGTTTCTGTTAAGAGGGCGTAAGCGTCCATATGGGTAGCCTCACGGTTAGCAAAACTCCCCATCATCATTCTCAATTCAGGATGTTTGAACATTGGTATCATTTTATCATAATAACCACTTGCAACATCAGTATCAGCTTGTGTGAATAGGAGTAGGATATTCTTGATAAGGTTCTTTTCCTCATCAGATAAGACTGTTTGCCAATCCTTAATATCTTCGTGTAAAGGAACTTCTTCACTCGTCCAGTGCATCTTTTCGTGCTCTAAGAAGATATCATAAGCCCAATCATATTGTAAGGGTTTATAGGTTGCCCTACTGCCTAAAATATTACTCATTGTGTTTTCTTACAGTCAGTCTTACCACAGATATATGAAAACCAAATCATTCCCATAAAAACCATTCCGATAAAAATATCAAACATATTACTTCTCCTTATTTGTATATAATTTCTCACTAACCTTATTGTTAGCAGTAGCACATAATTTTGACCTATGTTCCATAGACATAACCTCTGTCATATAATCACAACTATATTCACTCTTATAACACTTGTATTTATTATTGACAATCCAATCTTTTAACTTATTGAAATCTATTGCATTTTGGTATTTTTGAGTTCCCTCATACGGTGGGTCTAAATAAATAACAGTTTTATCTATGGGTGTTTTAATAGGAATTTCATCATAGCTTAGGTTGCTAATGTTAAGACCTTGAATTCCATTTAGTTTTTTTAGACTGTTTAATCTTCCTAAGTGTTGTATTCTGTCTAATTGTTTTAGTTTATTTAATCTTGTTAAGTGTTCTAATTGTTGGATTTTATTTAGTTTATTACACCTGACATATCTTCCGAAATTAAGCCTACGCTCATTTATAGTATCTGCATCAATATCTTTATCGAAGTCTAAACTTAAACCATTGTAATAAGTATTAAACTCATCAATAGCTTCCAAGTCTTTATCTACAACAATCTTATGGGCTATATGCTTAATGCCTTCTACTTTCTTACCATATAGATAGCTTTTACCATCATTACCAAAAGACCACATAGCTACCATTAAGCCACCTAACACAGTTGGTTGTCCTAAGTTTTTAAAAAACTCTTCTCTTGATACCCAATTGTAGTAGTAATCACTAATACCATTATCTCTTATGTCTTCCATAAGCTTAGTAATACCAGTATTGAATTCATTATAATAGACACCTTTAAATTGGTCTCTTGATAGGGCTTCTAATGCTACTGCACCACCGCCACCAAATAAATCATAAAAGTATTCAGCATCTGGATTATCTTCAATAATCTTATCTACTATCTTATGAGCTAAATTCCTCTTGCTCCCCATATAAGGGATACCTAATTTTTGTGTCTTAATCACTTTATTGATCCTAATTTATGACCACCACCACAAGTTTTAAAGCTTGGTGTGCTCATAATTTTTTTAGTGTCTTCACTCTTACATTCAGGACACTTCCCACTTACAGTCCTATGAACAATAGGGTTGCTTTTTGTATAGGTGTGTTCGCACTTGTTGCACATATAGTCGTATAACATTATGTAAGAACCTCCCAACTAACAGGAAACAAAGGAGCGATAGTAGAACCAATCATATCTGCTAATTCTCTAATTTCACTTTGAGCACCTTTATGTGTTCTTTGTTTATAGAAACGAGCAAAAGCACTTAATGAACCAGTCCAATACCATTCAGTCATCATTCCTTGTGGTAATACAAACCTTGCTTGTTCTGGTGCAACACCACTATCTAATAGAGATTGATATAACTCCTTGCTTTTAAAGCAAAAATCATCATAATCTAAGTCTAAATATTTAGGGTTTTTGATAATATCACCACTACCCTGTTTAGCACCATCAACAGGAGCTTCTCTCCAAGTTGGTTTAAAGAACTGTGGATTGTCAGAAACATATCTTCTACTAATTTCATTTTCAGTAAAACCAATCTTATGTTTAAAGCATTGAGTTCTAATACTAATTGGGGCTTTTACCCTTAATGTAATTTGTGGGTGGGCGAAAGGCGTCCAATGATTGT